ATCATTGAATATACCATCTCTTCATGCAAAATATTTTGATTTATATAATACAATATTCCTTTTAAGAAAGAAAGCAGACCAACAGAGGAAGAACATCCGTCATGAACGGTATGAGTATTTTAGTGGGAAAGCAGACCCAGAAGTATACCAAGAGAATCCCTTTCCCAAAAAGATAAGGGATAAAGATACGATGCAGAAGTATCTTGATGCGGATGATAAACTTTCAACCTCATCCCTTAAAATAGAATACTATGATACGATGCTTACATATATTGAAAGCATCCTTAAGGTGATACAGAACAGAACATATCAGATTAAGAATGCTATTGAGTTTATGAGATTCCAGTCTGGACTAGGGTAACTAAATAATCCCAGATGAATGGGATAGGTGATTGACACGGGTGCTAATGTTATTATAGGTAAAGCAAACGAAGTCTTTTTAAAGATTAATGCAGAACCTCATATACAATATGAATTAAGAGACCACTTTACCTTTGAGGTAGAGGGTGCAAAGTTCATGCCCCAGTACCGTAAAAGAAATTGGAACGGAGAGATACATCTATTTGATTTAAGAACGAAAAGAATATATATTGGATTATTAGATAAAATTATTTCCTTTTGCGAAAGAAGAGATTATACTTATAAGTTTGTAGATAATGAATACTATGGTGCTCCCTTTGAGATTAATGAGGGAATATCAAAGCAAGGTGTTAAGGATTATATGGGTGCTATTTGTAAGCACAAACCTAGGGATTATCAAGTTGAGGGAGTATATGATGCTTTAAGGCATAATAGAAAATTATTGATATCTCCAACTGCGTCAGGCAAATCGTTGATGATTTATAGCCTTGTACGGTACTATGTGGATAAAGGCGAAAAAATTTTGTTAGTAGTTCCAACGACCAGTCTCGTGGAGCAGATGTATAAAGATTTTCAGGATTATGGTTGGAATTCGGAGTCATACTGTCACAGAATATATGCGGGCAAAGAAAAAACAAATGAGTTTCCTGTTACTATTACTACATGGCAATCTGTTCATAAACTAGATCGTTCATTCTTTACAGATTATGATGTAATAATAGGGGATGAGGCACACTTATTTAAAAGTAAGTCCCTAGTATCTATAATGACAAAATTAGAACATGCAAAATATAGATATGGATTTACAGGAACACTTGATGGAACACAAACTCATAAGTGGGTATTGGAAGGATTGTTTGGTCCTACTTATAAGGTGACAAGAACAGATGATTTAATGAAAGAAGGTCATCTATCTAAACTTGATATTCAATGTCTGGTTCTTAAACACCCTCCACAAAAATTTGAAACCTATCAAGATGAAATAGAATATCTTATTAGTCATGAACAAAGAAATAAGTTTATAACAAATTTGACATTAGATCTAAAGGGTAATACTCTTATATTATACAGTAGAGTAGAAACTCACGGTGCAATACTTTACGAAAAGATAAATAATAATAAGCAAAGTGATAGAAAAGTATTCTTTGTACATGGTGGTGTTGATGCCGATGAAAGAGAATTGATCAGAGAGATCACCGAGAGGGAAAACAATGCAATCATCGTCGCTTCCTACGGAACATTTTCTACAGGCATTAATATTAGAAATCTCCATAATGTTATCTTTGCCTCACCGTCAAAATCGAGAGTTAGAAATCTTCAAAGTATTGGACGAGTACTTAGGAAAGGAACTAACAAAGTAAAGGCAATCTTATATGATATATCAGATGATTGCACTTACAATTCTCGTAAGAACTATACATTAAACCACCTCATAGAAAGAATTAAAATCTATAACGAAGAAAATTTTAATTATGAGATAATCACTATACAACTAAAGAAATAATTATGGAAGACGATTTTTACGGAACAATCAAATTTAAAAATGGTGAAGAAATCTTTGCTAAAATAGCAGCGTCTGAAGAATCAGATCGTACTATGTTAGTTATTCATCACCCAATTACTGTTTGTGAAGTAAAGGCTCGTGCGGGCACCGTCGGTTATAAGGTAGAACCTTGGTTAAAGACTACAAGAGAAGATATGTTTATTATTAATATGGATAATGTTCTTACAATGTCAGAATCATCTGATTTACATATGATCCGAATGTATCAAAGATTTGTACAAGATACTGATAGAGATCATAAGAATCAACCTAAAATTTCTAGAAAGATGGGATATATAGCAACTGTTAATGATGCTAAAGATATATTAGAGAAGCTTTATAAAACTAGTCCTAATAAAGAAAGTAGTAGCTAGAGGTTCCCTTGAACCCTGACAGAGTTATTCTATAGGTAAAATATCAACTTGTCAACTATGTATAGAAGTGTTATAATATCTACATACATAGTGAGATATGCTTATGGCAGGACGAATTATGGCTAAACGGAAGAGGTCCGAACACTACGTTAATAATAAGGAGTTCCTAGCCGCACTAGTCAAACTTAGGGAAGATAGAGAAATTGCAGAAATAAGGGGGTTGCCAAAACCACCTATACCACGTTATATTGGTGAGTGTTTCTTGAAGATAGCAAATCATCTATCATTCAAACCAAACTTTGTAAATTACATGTTTAAGGAGGACATGATCTCTGATGGAATCGAAAATTGCGTTCAGTACATACATAATTTTAATCCTGAAAAATCCAAAAATCCTTTTGCTTACTTTACGCAGATTATACATTATGCATTTCTCCGCAGAATACAAAGAGAAAAACGTCAGTTAGAAATTAAGAATAAGATACTTGAAAGATCTGGTTATGATGAAGTCTTCTATGGAGATGACGGTGGCGATGCTGCTGACTATAATCAAATCAAAGATGCTGTACATTCTAAATTAAGATACTAATGAAAGCGATTTATGATGATAACTCTATTCTAATTAACTTGAATGAGTTGGTGACAATTAGAGCCAAGATCTTGACTCAATATGAAGATTATTCAAACGCAGTAGCAACTGGTGAGTATCTTGATGAGAATGATGTTGATAAGATTGCATCTCAATTACGAACAACACTTACTTGGGATACACTTTATCATATGGTAGATGGTGCTATATTAGATTATATGGGTTTAAGATCTGCTGTTACAGAACATAAAACTCATTATGGTGAGATACAACCAGAACCTGGTCGTGAAAAAATGTTGAATGAGATTGAAAAGAATAAGAAACAATTTGAGATGGTTGATTTAGTATCACCTGCATGGACTATCCAAGTACCTAGGAAAATTAAATGAGATTAACTCAAAAAGTAATTGATGAAATTCAATTAGCAATGACTCACACCAAAATGAATGGTGAGACGAATTGGAAGGATGGTGATGAGATTGATGTATGTCTTGGTGGTACATTTGCTGGTGACAAATTTATTAGTATTATTAATAGGACACGTAGCAACACTACTAAAAAATGAAAGTCGCAATAATAACCGACCAACATTTTGGTGCGAGGAAAAACTCAAAGCATTTTCACGAATACTTTTTGAAGTTTTATGAGAATATATTTTTTCCTGCTATAGAAAATGAAGGTATTACTACCATTATTGATATGGGAGATACCTTTGATAGTAGAAAGGGTGTTGATTTTTCTTGTTTGGGATGGGCAAAGAATAATTATTATGACAGATTGAGAGATATGGGTTGTACTATCCACAGTATTGTGGGTAATCATACTGCTTATTATAAGAATACTAATGATGTAAATTCTATTGATTTATTACTTGCTGAATATGATAATATAAAAACTTATTCCGAAGCAACAGAGATTGAAATAGATGGTTTGAATATTCTTCTTTTACCTTGGATTAATAATGAGAATGAAAAACATTCATTAAAGATGATTAAGAAGTCAAAATCTCCTATGGTTATGGGTCACCTTGAGTGTAAGGGATTTAGAATTCATCGTGGTTATGTGATGGAACAGGGAATTGATGTAGACCTGTTTGATAAGTTTCAAAAAGTTTATTCGGGACATTACCATACTAGGTCTGATAATGGTAAGGTATTTTATTTGGGCAATCCTTATGAGATGTATTGGAATGATCTTGAAGATACAAGAGGGTTTCATTTCTTTGATACAGAAACCCTAGAGCATACTCCTGTGAATAATCCTTACAGGATGTTCTATACCATTTACTATAATGATCACAACTATCAAACATTTGATACTCGTGAATTGGAGAATAAAATTGTAAAGGTTATTGTTCGTAAGAAGAGTAGTCCTAAAAAATTTGAAAAATTCATCGATAAGTTGTATAATAGTAATGTGCATGAACTCAAGATAGTTGAGAATTTTCAACTACAAGAGAATGAAGACTTTGAAGCCTTCGAATCGGAGGATACCCTTTCTATATTAAATAGATATGTGGAAGAGTCTGAAATTAATCTTGAGAAATCAAGAATACAAGAGACTATTCAAAACGTGTATCAAGAGGCATGTGAGTTAGTTTAATGTATATTCTAACTATCAATGGTCGAGAAAATGAGGGTGCATACTCTGTTAAAAATGATGATGGAGAACATATTCTCTATCTTTTTGAACAAGAGGATGATGCAACTCGTTATGCTTTACAATTGGAAGATCAAGAATATCCTGAAATGCATGTGATTGAAGTTGAACCTGACATGATGGTTGATGTGTGTGAAGACCACGGATTTGGTTACACTATCATTACACCTAATGACATTGTAATCCCGCCTACAACAAAGAATGATTTTATTTGAAAAAGTCCGTTGGAAGAATTTTCTTTCTACAGGCAATCAATATTCTGAAATTAATTTCCAATCTCATGCAACTACTTTAATAGTTGGAGATAATGGTACGGGTAAGAGTACGGTTCTAGATGCTCTTACCTTTAGTTTGTTCGGTAAACCGTTCCGTAAGATTAATAAAGGTCAGTTAACTAATGC